GCACGATCTTGAACAGAGAGAAAGAAAAATCATGAGTGGGAATATGAGGTTCGCATGAAAGAACTTTTCATTTCATATTCAACTATAATATTTTGTGGATTTTTATTGTTTGGAAATGTCTTGACAAACTCTATATAAATTGGTATAATATAAGAAAAGGTGGAGAATGATCTTCACCTTTTTCATCAACATCATTACAAATAGGTGAAAATGATTTCAATTAAAGTTAGACCAAGAGACAACATCAATCGTGTTTTGAGTAAATTCAAGGCTGCGGTTATGAGTGAAGGTACACTCAAAACAGTAAGGGAGAAATCCCATTACATAAAACCTTCTTTGAAGAAACAGTTGAAACGCAAAGAAGCACAAAGACAACGTGTAAAAGATGAGATGAAGCTTATTCGTCAAGTAGAAAATGAAATGAATGAATGGAGAAAAAGATAACATAATAAATTTGGGTGAATTTCGTAAAGAAAAGTTTGCACTCAAAATAAGAATTGGAGGATATTATGTACATCCAGAAATGGGTGTGCATCTCCATTGTGTCGGTGTAACTGACAAAATGCATACCAGAAACAACGAAGTCCATTTCGTTGTAGAAGATCATTTCGGAAACATAGCATCATTTCGTACAGATGATCCACCACCAGGCTTTGTATATTCAAATATGGAAGAGTTTATTGCGGCTTGTCTCAAAGTTGTGGAGTCCATTGATGAAAATATTGACGAACCACCGCCTGCAGTCTCATAGTATTATAAATAATTATATTGTAATTACCTTCCTTTACAAACTTTAAAATTTAGACGAATGTTACGATTCAAAGAATACTTAACAGAGGCCGATACTTCTACAGCAACATTAACTGAAATGGCGATATGTTATCAGTTTAATACCACGATAAAAAACATGGATCATGAAACTGCAATGAAAGAAGCAGAAATTGAACCAAAAAGTTTTTCAAAATTTGAAGGTCTTTTAGAAACTGGAAAAAACATGGTTGAGGGTCTTGTTAAAGAAGACTCTGGAATCGCAAAACAAAATAAAGCAGTTCATTATGGTGGTGGAAGTGATGGAGTAACACCATTTTGGTCAAAATATGGTGCAGGAGCAAAAGCCGCAAGTAGAACTCCCAAAACAGATTTATATATTGGAAAATATAATATTTCTTTAAAAATGGGGGCCGCACAACTCATGTCTGGTTTCAAAGAAGAATCATTTGCAACATTTTATGCTGCTTTAGAGGAAACTGATGGTCTTGCAAATACACCAGAAGTTAAGGATTGTATTTCTCTTATAGAAAAATTTAGTAGAGGAATTACTATAGGAACTACTGCTAGTGTAATTAAAAATAAAACTGATGATGCTGTAGTTGATGCGAATAGAGTTCATAAAGAATTGATGAACAAATTAGGAGTTATGTTTGAGAAAAATTCTAAATTTAAATTTGAATTTGTTAAAGAAGCAATGTCTGGATACAAAAAATTTGGAAAAGGTTCAAGAGCAGCAGCAGAATATTTTTTAGTGGGAGGAAAAGGAGGAAAGTCGGTATCATTTCATTCGATAGACGATGATTCATATGTATCAAAAGTAGTGGGTGCTATGACACTATCAGTAAAAATGAAATCAACATCTAGAAAGACATTGGATGCTGCTCCTGGCGAGAGAACGTGGTGGTCTGCTTTAGGATTAACTGTAAAAGATATGTCGAAAAAATTACAAAAAGAAGAATATTTAAGTGAAGGAATTATATCAAATATTATATCAAAAGCAAGAAATGCATTGGGCAAAACAATGAAAACAGTTAAAGGATTAGTCAAAAAAACATTTTCTAAATTTTTAGATTATGTTGCAGTCAAACCCGAAGTAAGTTATACTATAAAATTCTAATGTTAAGATTCAAAGAATTCATAAAAGAAGGTGGTGGTGCAGTTGGAGATGTTGATAGAATCAACCAAGAAAATGTTGAAGCAACTCTAAAAGCAATTTCAACTAAAATCATCAAACCCCTAAAGATTACAACTAAAGATATAGGAGTATTAGGTTCTACAGGTAAGAGAAAGCCTGGAGGTTCTTCTGGTGATATTGATATAGCAATTGATGCAAATAAAGTTTTAAGAGCAAATGCGATTCAAATAGCAGATGAATTGTTTGATTTCATTGCAGGAAAAGCTAAGAAAGTTTCTAATACAGTTGTCTCTAACAAAGGAACTGGTGTAATATCACTTCAGTTTCCTATTTCCAATACTGATGGTAAACAAAAGAATAAAAAAGTTCAATTAGATCTAATGATTGTCGATAATCTTGATCTTGCAAAATTTAACTTTTGGAGTCCACACGAAGAACAATCAAAATGGAAAGGGATTTATAGAAATATAATCCTATCTTCTATGGCATCAGTCATGGATTTTGAAGTTCTTGAAAAAGGATATGATGAAAATGATGTAGAAGTTCCTACTTTGTTTAAAAGAAATTTTATAGATTTGAAACGTGGATTGATGAGAGGGTTGCAGACAAGAATAGGTAAGTCTGGAAAATTATTTGCAAAGGGAAGAAAACAAACTCTTGAAACCAAGGTTTTAGAAAATCAACCAGAGGGTATTATAAAAGCAATATTGGGGCCTGCGTTTACTGTTAAAGATGCAGAGTCTTTTGAGTCATTGTTTAAAATTCTAGATCATCCAAAATATCTGTATAGAAGTAAAAAGAAAGAAATTATCAAAACCTTTATCGCTGTTATTAGTAGATCTAAAGGACTTGTTGTTCCAGATGAGATGGAGAGATTTGTGTAAATGAAAACTTTCATACAATTTATCGAAGAACAAAATTTATCAGAAGGAAAAAATACTCATCTAGCACACATTGATCAATCTCTTTTAGTTGATGGTGGTACTGGTGTGAATACAACTGTAAATTTTTTAGAATCTTTGATTGATATGTTGGAAGGTGGTAAAGGTGGTTCAATAAAGATTGGATTGAAATGGGATGGTGCTCCTGGCTTAACAGCAGGGTTTGATCCCGAATCTGGAAAGTTTTTTGTAGGAACAAAATCCGCATTTGCCAAAAAGAATCCAAAGGTAAATTTTACAAATGCAGATATTGACAAGTTTCATGGAGGTCAAGGTCAATTACCAGACAAACTAAAACTCGCATTAAAATTATTACCTAAAATCTGGAAAGGCAAAGGAGTATTTCAAGGCGATTTGATGTTTACACCAGATCAAAAGTCTAAAGAAACAATAGATGGAGAGTCATTGTTAATGTTTAGGCCAAACAGTATTTCATACGCAGTTTCATCAGATAGTGATTTGGGAAAACAGATTAACTCTGCAAAACTTGGTATTGCAATGCATACAAGATATACTGGAAAAACCCTACCAGAAATGTCTGCATCATTTGATGTATCTAAAAGTGAATTCAAAGAAAATAAAGATGTTTGGTTTGATGATGCTAATTTAACAGATGTAGGTGGTGCATTGTTTAGTGAAACAGAGTCTAAGAATATGAATAAACTCTTGAAAAGTTTAAAAGGAATAAGTGGTAAAACTAGGTCTGCGATAAATAAATTAGAGACAGGTTCTAAAGGAATAATTACTGAACTTTTAAAATTTGATAATAGTCAAATAAAAAAAGGTATAGGAATTAAAGATTCCAAAAAATACTATTCAGATTTTGTTGAATATGTAGTTGGTGAAAAAAAGAAAAGTTTAAAAACTTTCGACACAAACAAAGAAAAAATACTAAGAAGAAAATTAAAATCTGAAGCAAAAGATTGGGTAATCGTAATTGAATTTATTTCTCAATCAATAATCATTAAAGAAAAAATTGTCTCACAATTAAATAAAATAAAACAGTTGAAAACTTTTGTTAAGACTAACTCTGGATTTAAAGTAGTTGGACAAGAGGGTTTTACCGCAATATCAGATGGTAAAATTGTCAAATTAGTTGATCGATTAGAATTTACGAAAAACTTGTTCACAACTTCCAAAGATTGGGATGCAGGAGAAAAACCCAAATGAACAAAACTTATGAACAATTTTTAACAGAAACTAAGGGAGGCGTAGCAGTATTTACTTTTGGTCGATTCAATCCCCCTACAATTGGTCATGAAAAACTTCTCAAAACAGTTTCAAATGCTGCCTCTAAACATAGAGGTGATTATTATGTGTTCATGAGTCATTCTCAAGACTCCAAGAAAAATCCTCTTAAACATGAACAGAAACAAATGTTCATGAAAATCATCTTTCCAAAACACAGATCCGCATTTATTAAATCAAAAGCAAAAAATGCATTAGAGGCCGCAGTTCAGTTGTATGATATGAAAAAGTACAGCAAACTCGTTATGGTAGTAGGAAGTGATCGTGTTCAAGATTTCAATAAAATTTTGAATCAGTATAATGGAGAAAAAAACAAACATGGATTTTATGACTTTGACAATATTCAAGTGATTTCGGCAGGAGAAAGAGATCCAGATGCAGAAGGAGTTGAGGGTATGTCTGCATCAAAAATGAGAGCTGCAGTTGCGGCAGGAGATTATGACATTTTCAAAATGGGTATACCTGCTGGTGTATCTGAAAAAGACAGTAAAAAACTCTACGATGCAGTAGCAAAAGGAATGAACATGACAATTAAAGAAGAAACGGAAGAAGAATTTATGATTCCAGAGGCATTAAGTCCTGCAATGAGAAGGAAGATGGCACTAAGAATGAAGATTGCTGCAAAGAAACCTGCATTCATCATGAAAAGACAACGTGCAATGAAGAAAGCAGCAAGTAAAAAACAACTTGATACAAGAGCAAGAAAAGCTGCAATACAACAAGTGATCAAAAAGTTCTTTCCAAAACTTAAAACAAAAAGTAAATCAGATCTCAGTTATGCAGAACGTGGCAAAATTTCAGATATAGTCAAAAAGAAAGCAAACGTAATTACAAAGTTTGCTAAAAGATTAGTCAAAGATAAACGTAAACAAGATGTGGAACGTAGAAAGTCCATGTCAAAATCGAAGGATAACTAATATGTGCGAGAACGAAGAATGCAAATGCGAAAATTGTACTTGTGATCCATGTGAATGCACGATTGAAAACCCGTGTGGTTGCGATGAGGAATTAGTCGCAGCGATATAGAGAAAGGATGAAGTGGCTGAATATAAGATTGAAGAACCATGTGAATTTATTTACAATATAACTGCAATAGAAAAAGTTGTCGATGGAGACACTATAGATGCAGTTATTGATTTAGGTTTCGATGTGAGGTTTTGTGGTAGAATTCGTTTACTTGGAATCGATACACCAGAATCAAGAACAAGACATAAGAACGAAAAGGTGTATGGTAAACTATCCTCTGCTGCTCTCAAGTCATGGGTACATTGGGCAGTTATGTCTGACAGAGATGATATTGAAATGCAAGTTCGATGTCCAGAGGCTGATTCAAGAGGAAAGTTCGGTAGAATTTTAGGAGAGATTTGGATCAATTGTACCGAAGATGGAGATGAATTTGGTGGTTGGACAAACGTAAATAAGTGGATGTGTGAGAATGGTTATGCAGTAGGATACTGGGGCCAGAACAAAGATGATGTTAAAAGTGAACATTGGAAGAATAGAGAATATCTCGCAGAACAAGGTAAACAACAATTATTAGATTGGGATAATGATTGATTGGGTAAAGAAAAGGTTAAGAATTTTATCGGGAGTTGAGATGGGAAAGATTATAGAGTTTCCTCAAACACCAGAAAATTTAGATCGTCTTGCATCTTCAAGAGCACTTTTGAAAAGCACAGACCATCACACAACTGACCCAATTTATGAAACCCTAGAAAAGAAAAAATAATGGCATATTCAGATAAAGTATTGGAGCATTATGAAAGACCGAATAATGTTGGTAGTTTGGACGCTGGGAGTGATGATGTCGGTACTGGCCTTGTCGGTGCTCCAGAATGCGGCGATGTAATGAAACTTCAAATAAAAGTGAATGAAGAAGGAACAATCGAAGATGCAAAGTTTAAAACTTTTGGGTGTGGTAGTGCTATTGCTGCTAGTTCCCTTGCTACTGAGTGGGTTAGGGGTAGAACTGTTGATGAAGCAATGGAGTTATCAAATACGGAAATCGTGGAAGAACTTTCGCTTCCGCCTGTCAAAATACATTGTTCAGTACTAGCAGAAGATGCAATCAAAGCAGCAATCAAAGACTACCAAGCAAAACAAAAATAAAGATCAAGAAAAAGATTTTGAACTTGAAAAGACTTTGGAGTACAAAACATCAGATGGAGGTAGAGGTTGGATAGTAAGAATTCGCTCCCTCAAGTAGATCACGGAGCAGATATTATTGGCGATGAGTGGGATGAAGAAGAAGATGAGTCGGAGATGTCGAGTATGAAATACGAAAAAAAGTTTGACCCTGCTCATCCATATTGTACAAATTGGCCAGTAAGTAGAAAAAGTAAAAATATTCATAGTAAAAGGGAGGTATGAAAAAGTTCAATGAATATTCATCTTTTGAGGATAGGCTTCTTAATACACTCAAGAAAGGCCCTTGCGATTTAATGACACTTTCGCATAAACTCAAAGAGGATATTCTTCCAGTAAGTTCCATGTTGGAACATCTTAAAGTATTTGACAAAGTTGAAGTGTATAAAGAAAAATGGCAAATTAAAAGAAAACAATAATATTAACAGGATTAGAGAATTGGAGTATATGAGTTATTCAAGATGGATTACCTCTAAGTTTTACACTTATTGGTCTGGTAATAATGTGTATGACAAGATAGATGAAGTGTTTATAGTACATCAAAATTTAGAAAATTATAGAGGTTTCACTTACAAAGAGTGTAAAGAATTAGTTGACGATAAAATAAAACTCAAAGGCACAATGAATTTCGTTGATGATGACAAAGAAGCAGAAGAATTACAGGGATACATGAAAAAATTTATCGAAGATGTAGACCACAAATATTTAACGGACATTAGAGGTGGACAATGAAAACCTTTAAAGAATATACAGAAAGTTGCTGCGAAGAGTGTTTTGATCACATTATTTCGGAAGCAGAATATCAAGGTAGAAAAGTCAAACTCAATGATCCTTTTCGTGCCCCATCTGGTGATAAGAAAAAGTTCTATGTTTATGTTAAGAATGAAAAAGGTAATATCATCAAGGTAGGATTCGGAGATCCAAACATGGAAATTAAACGAGATGATCCTGCAAGGAGAAAGTCATTTCGTGCAAGACATAACTGCTCAGACCCAGGCCCCAAATACAAAGCAAGGTATTGGAGTTGTTTTCAATGGAGAGCCTCAGCAAAGGTAGACAACTAATGAAAAAATTCAAAGAATATCTAGAAGAAGATAAAAGAACTGACACATACGTTACTGATGAGATCAAGAGAAGAAAATTAGCAAGAATCATTGTTAATGCCACAGATGATCGAAAGATGTTAAAAGGAAAACCTGCCTTTACTATGCCTCATCATACTGGTAGTTCAACCATTCATGTCTACTTGAGAAAAATGCAGGGCCCAACAAAGGGAGTGGTTGCATACAATTATGAAATGAAATTTGATGAAAAAATGAAAGAAGATAAAGACAATCCTTGTTGGCCTGGATTCAAACAAGTTGGAATGAAGAAAAAAGGTGGAAAGATGGTGCCAAATTGTGTTCCTGCGGATGAAGCAGTAAGTGCTGCACAACAAGCTGCAATTGCAATTTCAAAAAAGAAATCTGGAAAATATGATAAGGATGGAAATAGAATTAAAGAGAATGAGGATGAAAAAAAGAAAAAGGTTGCACAAGACAAAGATGTGAAAGATCGCAAGGGAACACAGCCCGCAAAGTATTACAAAGGTGATATGAAAAAGTCCACCAAACAAGATCGTGCAAGACATTTTGAAAAGGGTGCAAAGATGGATGATGACAATCCAGCTGCATACAAACCTGCTCCTGGCGATAAAAGTGCAAAAACAAAACTGTCGAAACACACAAAAAAGTACAGACAAATGTTTGGTGAAAAAATTGAAGGACTTGCAAAGAAATCAAAGAAGTCTGGTGTGTCTTATGGTATTTTGAAAAAGGTTTATGATAGAGGAATGGCTGCATGGAGAACTGGACATAGACCAGGCACTACACCACAACAATGGGCATTTGCAAGAGTCAATAGTTTTTTAACTGGTGGTGGTGCAAGAAAAGCAGATGCAGACTTATGGAAAAAAGCAAAGAAATGATTCCTTTCAAAAAATTTTCAGATATAGTAAATAAAATATCCAAAAAATTTAAAATTCCTAAGAATACTGCATTGAGAGTTGCTCAGAAAGCACAAGAAAGAGGAATCAATTTAATAAAATGGCAGCAATATCTTTCTATGCTAGGAACATTTGCAAATACGATACCAGCAGAAAATGATCCAAGAATAAAGGAACGAGTGGAAGGATATACAGAGGAAGAATGGGGAGATATTCTTTTCGCAAAAGAATTGAAACTTAGACAACTTACTGAAAGAGTATCTAAGTCAGACTTAGATCAAATAGAGAAATATGCAGATAGATTATTTGCAGCTGTCAAAATAGATGTAGAATTTACCAAACATTTTCTTGACAGAGTAAACGATGAGAGAAATAAGAAACCAATCAATACGGCAGAACTCATTCGGTTATTTCGTTTGACATACAAGAAGTATGGTAAGAAGATTGCAAAGATGAATCCAGATGCAGAGGCAGTCATTACTGATATGGAAACAGATGTTAATATGCCATTTGTTCTCAATCTTGATAGAAACGGAATGCTTGATCTTGTTGCAAAGACAGTAATGAGAAAAAAAGATTTTAAGACAAAAGATCAGAAGTTAAAAGTATAAAAAAAATAAATAGGTGTAAGAGATTATGTGCTTAGTGTTACAAATTAATCTTCTTTAGGGAGAAGTCTACTATGTACTCTATAAGGTACGAGAAGACGCTTCCGCCTTGGTATTCTGGAACAGATAAAATCAAGGCCGAAACCTCAGAAGATGCTGTGAAGGAATTTTATAAACGACACAATTCTTTTGAAGAGAGAGTTTGTGAAGTTAATAAAATACAAAGCACCTACCAAGAAAAAATTATGTGAATGAAGATGTAGTGCCACTTGATGTGGTGGCACTGCTGATTTTTGAGAATATTTAAATAGGAAATAAATGGCAGACGATTTTGATTTTGGGTTTAGTGCGGTTTCCACAGAGGAATTCAAAAAAACCCAAACAGACACAGACGAACAACCATCAAAATCATCAGTATCTTCAGATGAATTTGATGAGTTGAGTAAAAAAATAGATTCTATATCAAGTTTGATAAAGACACTTGGAGATAAAGATGATACAAGCCTGTTCGATGAAACAGGAGAAAAGATTTCCAGATTAGAGGGGAAGGTTGATAAGATCCTAGAGATCGAATCAACTCAAATTGCGAGTGCATTAAGTGAACAGGGAAGTTCAATTCGTGCAGTCATAGATGAAGTAGAAGAGAGAAAAGGTGAACTGAATGAAAAGTATGCGAGTAGGTTGAAAGAGTTGGAATCTCTTGTCATACCAATGTTAAAAGGTCTGATGAAAAATGCAGACAAAGAATACATATACTGGCCAAACAGAACACCGATATTAGAAAAACAAATAGAAAAAGTTTACTCAATTACAAGGGAGTCATGAAAACATTCAAAGAATTCAAAAACGACATAAACAAAAAAAATGTAGATAGAGCAATAAGACACGATTGAGCTACTCATATCGTACACCCAAGTTTGGGTGCATTTAAAGTAGAGAGTCATTCCTTGGAAGAGGATGGAACAATCGAAGAATATTATGTTATTTACAAAGGTGAAGAAATTGCTCTTTCTGCTGAAGAGGTAAAAGTTACCAAAATGCGAGAGCATCAACATCTTAAAGCATCAAAGAAAAAGAAAAAATGAAAACTTTTAAAAATTTTATTGAAGAACAGAAAGAAATAGAGATAGACGGATACAAAACCAAGTACCATTATATGTGTCCGTCTGCTGTTCAGTTTTTCAAAAAACACGATAGGATGGATCATTCAGAAGATGAACAAAAAGCATTACAAGACATAGTAAGGTTGAGTGATGATGTATTTGAAATCGAAGCTGAAGTTGAAAAGACAGGTAAAGTATCTGATGAACAAATTAAAACAGCTGAAAGATTAGTCAAGATGGTAAAGGATAGAGTGAAGGATATGGGTCATGATCCAGAAGAAGTCAATTATATGGATTTGCATATTGATGCAATCAAAAATCCAGATAAAGCAGGATCAATGAAGTGAAAACTTTCAAACAGTTTGTCGAAGAACCTAGAATTCCTAGAAAAAAAGGACAACCAGCTGGAAGTGATAAACATTCTGACCTTTACACAGATGAGAATCCAAAAGGAACTATTCATGGTCTAAAGTTTGCAACTGTAAAAGATGCAGAAGCAAGTGTAAAGAAGATTGAGAATAGTGGAAAAAAACACGCACACAAAATTCAAGCTGCAATTGCAATGGAACAACGTGCAAGAGTTGCAGGGAAGAAAGGTGCTGCAGCCGTCTATCGTGCTTACATCAATAAGATGAAAGAGATTACAAAGAAAAGAAGAGAAAAGAAATGAAAAAGTTCAAAGAGTTTATTTTAGAATTTGATTCTCCACAAATTTATTGTGATATGGATGGTGTTCTTGCAGATTTTGTTAAGTTCACTTCAGAACATTTAGGAAAGAAGTTCAAAGATGAAAATTGGCACGAACTTCCACCCGATCTGTTCTTTCAATTGCCTCCTATGCCAGATGCAAAAAAACTTTGGGAATTTATTGGAAGACAGAAACCATCACCATTTATTCTTACTGCAATACCAAGAGAAGGTCGTGGCCCGATTGCGGAGAGAGCTGCAGAGGATAAGAAAAAATGGATGACTAAACATTTTGGTGTCAGAGATGGTCGTATCTATGCAGTTAAGAGAAAAAACAAAGCAAATTTTGCAAAAGACGGAAGAGATGGTAGACCAAATCTTTTGATAGATGATCATGTAAAGAATATTGATGCTTTCAGAAAAGCAGGAGGATTGGGAATAGTTCATACTTCTGCGAGGAATACTATCAAAGAATTGAGGAAATTAGGATACAAATAATTATAAATATTAATATGAAAACTTTTAAAGAATACATTTCAGAACGAGTTTCGGATGCCGAAAAAGACGATTTAGAACGTAGAAAAGAACGTCATGCAAGACAAGCAGCTAGAAACAAAGAAAATTTAAAAGCAAGAACTAAAAGATATAAGGATTCTCCAAATTAAGGAACTATTATGTTACAAACTTCACATTTACAAGAGTTAAAAAGAAGGTATATATCGATGTATATGCCCGTTGATGAGCATCATGAAAAAGATGCAAATGGAGAACCTATTCCACACGATGATGAAGAGGTTACAGAAAGTATGGCATTGCAAATGAAGATGACTGCAAGTGATATAGAAGATTATGCGAAAAAACATGGAGGTATAGACAAAAAAGATATGATGAAAGTTGCTTCGATGTTGAAGAAAGGTGATAAGAAAGGTGCATTAAAATATACCAAAACTTTGGATACAGATCCAAGAGATTATCTTCTAAAAACAATGGGTGAAGAAGTTGAACCTATTACTGAAAAAGATGTTGCAATTCCTGCATCAATAGACAATCTTAAAAAAATAGTTAAAGACAAACAGAATGCAGTATTCATGTTCAAAGATGGAAAAGTAAGAGTTGATCTTTTTTCAGCATCTGCATTGGTTCAAGTATACGATGCATTAAAACCTGCAACGAAGAAAAAATTTGAGGATATGATACAGACTAAAGGTGGTTTCGTAAAAGCGGTTGATTTTGCTTTCTCAATGGCTAAGAAATAGGAGATAAAATGGACATTAACGAGAAGTTTGAAGAACTTTACGAAGAAACCAAACTTGAAGAGCATTGTGGTGAATGTGAAATGGGTATCACAGAAGAAGTATCTGTAAAAGAATTTGATGCTTTGAAAAAAGGTGATACTGTTACGATAGAGTTCAAATCACCTATGTCAACTGGTAAAGCAACATTCAAAGTAACTGCCAAAAATGTAGTTGGAAAAGCTAGAATAGAAAAAGTAACATTAAAAGATGTTAAAAGACCAAGTGGTGTAAAATTCTTCTTGTATAAGAGAGGTAATAAAGTATCACTTGCACAAGGTGATATGGCTGCATCAGTTGTAAGTTTCATGAAAGAAGATAAAGACTTAGAAAAAATAGTGAAGGAACTAGAAGGTGCATCAAAAACACATCTTGGACAATCCAAAAGAATTGCAAAATATCTTGAAACGATAAAGGATAAGAAAGAAGAAGTTGAGATTAAAGAGTATGGTAAAATATATGCAAGGAAAGGTTCAGATTACGAACTTTACCACAAGACATTTTCTGGTGCAATGCAGCACGCATATGATCACGCAAAGAAAAAAGGTTTTACAGTAGATCCAGATGAGATTGATAACAAAGTTGCAACTGGCCCAAAGAA